GACTGGAGTTCAGACGTGTGCTCTTCCGATCTAGCATCGTCTGCCATCCATCCGGCCACACGCTCCACATCATCGAGCGATGCCGGTTCACTTGCATTCATACCGCTTTCGGCCACAAACCTGCGGATTACTCCCCCCGGTATCGCTCCCAGAGACAAGCGACGAAGCGCCATGCTCATGGCCAACAACGCCACCGCCTTGCATGCTGCGAAATGCGCGTCCGTCTCCGGTACCGAACTTTCTGCAAGCAGTGCCTCCCAACCGGCACCGTATGCCCGCTTCACCGTCAACTGCTGGGCTTCTCTGATGAAAGGCAGAAGCAGCAGGAACATACGCTCACTCTTATTTATCGGGAAATAGGTATCGAAAGAACCCCCATTACGGATTATCAACATCTGAGCAGACTTATACATGTCGCTATCCGTCCACTCTTTCAGTTCTTTATCATTCAGATAACGAATCAGCACATCCACCGCCTTGTAGTATTCTTCGAGATGCAGCGCGTCATCACGGTCCAACTGCCACTCCCAGGGCAGTTTTTCGCTGCCATCGGTAGCCACCTTGAACTTGCGCCCGTCATCCTCATGGCTGAGGTCATTCTTCTGATACAGCCGCAATGTGGCCAACAGCGCAATCGGCCGTTGCACCTTGCGTACAATCCCGGTATCAGTACCCTCTTTCTCCGGATTGAGATAATAGCTCTCTGCCAGTTCTATCACCTTGCTACCGACCAACTGCGCCAGTTCTTCAGTAGCCAGCTCTATCTCACCGATAACCTTGGTGAAATCATTGTTAGCGTAATAGTTGGCGGTCAACTCACGCAATTCTTTGGCACCTTGGCCGTCTTTGTTGAATATCATAACATCATTTTTTTAGATTCCTCATCAGTTCGTCTGCCCGCTGCCTATCATCGAGCAACTTCATCATCACACGCAGCAACAGCGTATCATCGGTAGCCCTCGCATTGCCGAACACTCCGCTTTCGGCCACAGAAAAGAGTATCGAGTTCATGCCCAGGCTCTGCACATCATTCTGCCGGGCATCCTTGTCCCTTCCACGGGAAAATACCGGTCCGAAGCACAGTTCCAGTCCGTCAATGATGAAAGTTCCGGAAAACAAGTATTCACAGAAGTAGGAGAACCAGGCATAAATCCCCCATCTCATCCACACCGGCATGTGCTCCACAAGCCCCATGTATCTGCCCATATATTGCTCACGGAAGGGCTCACGCTCTACACAGCCTTTTTTCTCCACCGGAGGACGATAGAGGATGGCACACAATGCCTGCAAGTCTACCGGATCATGTCCGACATTATACCTATTGACCGCAGCCACCGCATGACGGAACTCACCAAAAGCCAAATCCGCCCCATGACTCATCGGACCGCGCAGATAGCGCCATTCCGGTATCAGATTCACAGTCGAGTCATACGCCAGTACCACAGCGTCTCCCTCCATTCTCCACATCCATGCCAATGTCTCGGCCAGATGGTCCACCAGCAGCATATCCTGCACCTTTGAACGGAAGACATATCCCCTATTCTTCAGTACATACGCACACCACTCGCGCTTCACGTCCAGTAAGCTGATGCCCGGTTTCGTCATCAGCTTCTCCCGGTTCTTCAGCAGGTGCAGCCACTCCAACGGCTTCACCTCCTCCCAGCAGTCCGGGAATTCAATATCCTTCTGTCTCATATCTATACTTGTTTTGCCGCTCTGTCCGGCGTCGATACATTCTCTTCCTTGTTGATAACCTTCCGGTAAATACCGAGGAAAATCCCCTTCTTATGCGGGAAATTAATACGGATGGCATCATTGATTGCCTCCAGTACAATATCCTCGGGAATCTGTGTGTCAGCCCCGTAGAATATCTTCAATGCATAGAGCATCTGGCTGCCGCTGTCACTCTTGCCGTCAATGATGATGTTGGCCAATGCCGGAGAAAGCCCGAAACCGCTGGTAGTGGAACTGTCCGCGATGCGTGAAATCTTCGCCTGCGCCTCGATGTACTTGTCGATATTCATCTCGATAGGCTCTATCTTCCAGCTCTGGGCATTACCGTCGGCATCCACGAAGTCGACACAGCTGAAGAACTTGCCGGCATTCTTCTTGCCAGCCATCACATTGGCGATGGTTTCGGTCAATTCATCTTTCAGCCGCTCCATTTCCTTCTGAATCTTCGTCTCATCCCAATCCTCGTGCATGGCCATAATCAGCTCATGTTTCTGGTTCCAGTACTCCTGCGGAGAATGCACCACATAAGCGGCTGCAATCATGTTCTCATTCAGATGCTTGATAATTTCCGGAAGGTTGTTCGCATTCTCCAGCCAGGGAACCGACCCATAGAAGCAGGAAATCGCATACATACTACGGCCAAAGCTCCGCATGCAATGGTATTTAATGGCTGTTTCGTACCGGGTCGGATTCCATTTGTCAAAAGCCGGGTACTTGCGGAACGTGCGGCTCTTGAAGGAATCAAAATCACCGGTGAGGTATTCCGTGACATCCTCAAGCCTACGGCTGTCATTCTCCGGCCACACCAGACGGCTTTCTTCGCTGTGCAGTGACTCCAATCGCTGCACCCATGGGCGGCCGATACGCACTCCCTTGCCCATATAATACTTGGTGAAATGCCCGTTCATGTGCGTGTATTCAACCAAGTTGTCACGTATATACCCTTTGTAGTCCCAGCTATCCAGCCATTCCTGAATCTCGGCATCCTCCATCCATTCCTGGATGCGTTCGTTATTCTCAATCTTCACCCGGTAAAGCATCGGCCCCTGCCCATACAGCAACCCCACCTTACGGTCCAGAATACCGGGACCCAGGTTGTTCTTCTCCAGCAAGTCACGGATGGCATTCGGCATATTGTTGTCCGGGCCCCATGGAACCACACGTACACCGGCCACCGATACCGGGTCACCGTCCCAGTCCTGCGAGCCAGCATTAAAGAACTGACTCATACTCTGGCTCCAGTTCATGTTAATGGCATATTGCCCGGCAGTCGTATCCACAAAACTGAAATTGCCTATCTTCTTTATCTCACTCATAACTATCTATTGATATAAATTCTCGTTGTATTAATGAACAGCGAACCGCAATAATCCACCACTATCTGCTGAAGTTCCGGTATATGCTGTTCAATCACGGGATTAAACCAAGGTTTCGGCTCCCGGTTCCAATCCTTGTTGCTTTTCTTGGTGATTACCCGTGTACCACCCTCCATATTATACCCACGGCCTACACCCAAATGAACATAAAGTCCGTCGGCATTGAACCCAAAACCGATGCTCGTAATCTCCTCACCTTTGGCCGGCACCTTGCCCCAATGCCGGTAATTCTGCCTGATGGATGCCGAAAGCTTCTTATCTTCATCAATCCATTTCGATACGCTCGCCTGCAACGCCTCGTTCACCTTCTTACCCCAGGCGCGTATCCGACCGTTGAATGCCGCAACCGCTTTCGCATCCTGCTGCCGCTCGAACTGCTGCGTAATGCCGGTATCACCCTCTATCGTGATGTCCAGCGGAAACCTATCAGCCAGCCGGTTCTTCTTGCTCCACCAGCTGCTGCGGTTATTATTTTGCGATAATCGTTCTGCATGTGCTCCCATACTGCAAAAGTACCCCAGACCACTTATCCGAAAAAGGACACAAAAAAACCGGCTATCCATCACGGACCACCGGCTTCTCAAATGTAAAAAAAAATGTTTCTTAGAAAATATCCTCTACGGCAAAGTCATCTAAACCACCATCCTCATGCGTCAGAACATTGCCGTCAGCATCTGTAGTCGAACATATATGACGCATGATGTAATCCTCTTCGCTCATGCCTCCAGTCAGAACCAATAAGGCATCCTCTCGAGAATAATATATCAAAGCCTTGGCACAACAACGAGTATATTTATTTCCACACGGAAACAACACACAGATATCATCAGCCGAAGGCTCTATACCCAATTCAGACCGTATTTCTTCAATCTGTTGGAACAATGGCTTCAACCCTGCTGATACCGGGACCTCAAGCTGATATTCCATCCGGTATATATTCTTGCTATTCTTTGCAGCTTCATTCATTTCACGCCTCCTTTCTTCTCCGGAACAATCCCCAATAATTCGGTACGTGCATGATGCAGGACTGCCAAGACATCTACAAAACCGCTTGAGTTATTGGTGAAAAAGCTATTATATTCAAGGAGAAAGCCAATACTGTCATCCAACAGATTTGCAAGAAATGTAGCCTGACCATTTTGCAAATCAGATAAACGCTTAGCTATGGAATCATCCAATACGACCCCATTTATAATTGTCTCAGTCATACCTCACGCCTCCTTTCTGTACCAATGCATAATACTTGCCTCCCTTTATGACTTCCATGCCCAGCCTGGGGTTGCACTCATATATCCCCATAAGCCTACCCTTAAGAAGCCCTTTTTCATAAGTAAGTTGCTGGATTTCTTTGTAATATCGCGCATTTTCGCTTTCCAGGAATGCGATGTATTCGTCTTTAGTCATACCTCACCCCCTTTCCGGCACTTCTTTGCCTTATAAACGCACAATGCAGACACCACAAACAACGGTGGGAAAACAAGCCCGATACAAATAGAGAGGATGGCACCGAAATACCAACGGTCAGAAGAACTGTTAAGTTCACAATCAGGAGACATGCTACGATAGTAGCGACGCTGAATGTTATTGACTTGCTCGGTAAGAGCGTTAACGGATTCGCCCACAGATGTGCGTGGAGCAGGTACGGACTGCGTACCGATAGTTAGTTCTTTCATTTTTGTTGAGCAATTAAAATGAAACAATATGTTATTAAAGACGGGAAAGGGAACCTTCTCCAAAAAATCGGAAAAACTTATAAACAAAGAAAGTTCCGCTTTCCCGTTGCTCAACACCTGAATCAGGCTGGGAGGCCATTAAGCACTCCACACGGGGGTCGGAACTATATAGATAACCGATAGGCACAAAAAATGCCAACGGCAATCGGTTGGCGAACATCGTCGCCTGATTCAAATGTTGAGCACTGCAAAGATGGGAGTTTATTTTGAAACAACAAAAGAAAAGCGGAGTTTTTTGCTCCGCTATCCAATTATTAATTATAGACATCATCCCTTATCACACGTGAACGTTTTCTCTTACTTTTAACATTCTCCTTCTGTTCAAAAAGCTCTTCCTGTACTTCCTCAGACTTTTGTTTTTCAAAGAAAGTCTGTTTGGTATTAAAATCTTCATTAATAGCTTCATCTTGCGTTATCTCTTTGCTCAAAAGCCAGTGATATACATTCTGATTGCCGATTGTTACAACATAAGCTTGTTCAAATTCCCAACCTCGTTTGCCCATATAATTCATGGCATCCACCATAGAATTAAATTTAATCGCTTTTCCGTTATCATCAACCAAATACTGATTAGATGATCCAAACCAAAAGCTTGTTTCTTGCCCGAAATCAACTGTAACAGTGACTTTATTACTGAACAGTTTTCCTGTACCGAGTAATTCACAGAATACTTTATAAGGTTTTTGCGCTACTACTCCCATACTGATGAACATCAGCATCAAAAACAAACATTTCTTCATACATTTAGATATTTAATTAATAATGCTCATTCAACCAATTCAGTTCCTCTAAGTAATAGCAAGTAGAGCCTTTATTTACCACAAACTGCACCCTCTCGTCAAAGAGTAAAAACTTATCGAAATTACCTTTTTGAGTTGTCACAAGCAATGGGGTATGCCTCAATACATCTATATCCACAAATTTACACTTCATCCTTTTACTGTTCATAGATATTATCCTATCTTTGTGTGTCATAAGGGCTTCGTGACATATCACATACTCCCCTCCTTCCATGTGATTGATTACCCGATAGCCTTCACCATATTGTTTCAACATGTAAATATTGCCTTCATCATGCGAACGTCCTACAACCAAACCACCTCTACGAGCGTCCACAACCTTTCCTTCTTTGGAAAGTTGTTCAAACTCTTGTTTCGAAAAAACAAGTCCAACCATCGTACTTTTGAAGAACTATGCGCCACCATAGATGCTCAGAAAGACCAAATCCCATCATTGATAGATGGAGGTTTTACTCAAGCAAATGGAAGCAAAAAAATAGAGTTTACCGTTCACGACGGGCATGCCGCTACTAAGTAAACTCTATCGAATCGCGATCTAAAATATTTTGTTACAACATAATCCGTATGCCCCCGTTTTACATTGTACTATCTTATCATAACTACTTTGCGAATATGGGAATAATATTTGTAACGGCAAAAATGAAGCGGAGTTTTTTGCTCCGCTTCTGAAATCTATCAAAATCTCCTTCATGATTTGTAACAAAAAAGGCTCCCACATCACATGGAAGCCTTCGAAAATCACATTGTATAATACGCTGTCAAACAATAACTACAC